CTTCAAAGCGTGGGTTATTAGCAACCTGAGCTAAGTTAGAAATCGTATTGATCGTGTATTCAACAGATGGATCTACAACAGCGATAAGAGCTTGATCGGGTACATTAGCTTTCTTAAGAGCATAACGAGCACGAGCAAAGTCTTCTACCTCGATTGCAGCACCTGTACCACCAGCAGCCCAACGATGCTCAACACTATCGATGGTTTCATTGCTGTTAGCAGATACACCAGATTCAGCAGCAGCAAGCGTAGTGGTCTCGAAGTGAGCCATGATTGCACGCTCTTGCTCAGGTACAAAGCGAGAGATAAGTTGTTCGCTGTAGAATGTATCCTGTTCTGCTTTCTTGGTGATGTAGGTAGCTGACGAAAGGTACTTATCCACGGAGAACGTGAACTGTCCAGTGTCTAACGGACGATAGTTGATCTCAGTATCTTCCGCGTAGTCATCTACTTGTGCTTGTCCGATTGATGGAATGTAGAACGTATCGCCGTCTGGGAAACCCTCAAGCATACGCACATACTTCTGTGCCATCATCTCGTCCCTAAGAATCTCCTTAAGCTCGCCTGACCATACTTCACCGCGAGTAAGGAGATCGGTATTACCAGTGGTCATAGCCATGATATTTTCTCCTAGTTAGTCTTGTTATACAAAGAATGCACTACATACCAAAACGGTCACCTAGTCTTTTTCTATCCTCTAGTAGACTCTGTTGAACCTTGGGACTGTAGTACAGGGTTTTGTTAGTCCTACGCAGGTTCTGGTAGTATTCCCAGTTTCTTTCCTGATTGTTGGACTGCATATTGACGCCTTCAGTTCTGATCGTACCTGTGACCATAGGTTGGGTAGACCTACGTTGTTCACCGATTAGCGTAAAGAAAGCTGTAGGAGACTCAGCTGCAATCTCTTGAAGACGACTTACCGACATACCCAGCGTCGATGCCTTCTTCTCAATTTCAACTTTGGCCTCAGTCCCATACATCTGTTCTAACTGCTGATTAACAGAATCAAGGTTTTGCTTGACTGTGCTCTGTTTCTCACGTTCTGTTAGCGTCTGCTCAACAAGGCTTTTAAGTGTATCCTCACTTAGGTCTGGCGTGGTATTGCCTGCTTCAGTGCCACTATTATTATTGTTAGACTGTACTCCAGTGTTTACGTTAGTGGTATCCGTAGCCCTATTCTGAAGTTGTTCAAGCAGTGATTTGGCGTAGTCTTGTTTGTTTAGGTCTTCTTTCAGTTCTTTTAATTGAGCCTCAAGATTACCAATATATGTATCAGCTTCAAGTTTACCTTTGGCTAATACCTCAGGATCACGCCATTGCTCTCCCTTAGTCTCGACGAGTTTGCTTAGAAATGAGTCTTGTGGTTGAGTCTCAGTGCTAAATGCATTCTCTGTAGTCTGATCGCTATCTGTGGTTTGATTTGCGTCAGTGTCAAAAACGGACATTATTAATCCTTTTTGTTTAGGTCTATTAGTTCAAGAATGTCTTCAAGCACTCGGTTGTACTCGTTGACTGCGATTTGACGAAACTCCCAATTAGGATTCTCGTAGTCCCTAACGCTTGACTTCTTTTTGTAGTGAGCGTTAAGAATTTCTTTGAGTGAATCGAATGCGTTTCTATAGCCTAGAACTTCTATTCGTCTTCTCTCTTTGTCCTCAGAATTTTTAACTCCTCGGAACCAAACTTGTTTCATTAGATCCCCATCTCAGCTTGTGTCATTAGGTTCTCTTGGTTGACTACCTCTGCATTTTGGACTTGAGTTTGCGTTTCAAGTTGCTCAGCGACAGAGATGTTTTCACCGAAGAGAGACGGTTCGCCAAGTTCTTCCGATATGATTCTAGCGAACTCTTTACCTGAGAGATGCGCCGCAACACTGGGGTCAGCAGCTTTGATTTGATACAGTTGAGTGAGGTTTTGAACACGTCTTGCCCTTTCCGCAAAATGTCTAGCTCCGACAGGTACAATCTTGCCCGAAGCAATAATATCGTCCTTAGTAATATCTCTAAAGAAAGCAACACCTGTAGCATCGTCGATCACCCTGATAGTGTCGCTGAAGTTCATGTATCGCCTAGCTGTTTCTAACATTGAGTTAAGCACAGGTTCTATGAATGTTCTCTCGAAGTGTGCAGTCTTATGCTCAAAGATTCTAGATGCAGCGTTCTGTAGTGACTGTACTTCAAATGCAGTTTTCTCACCTGGAGTTCTAATGCCCATAGCCTGACGAGGTGCTCCAGCCATTTCCTCCATTTTATTCTCAAGTGTTTGTATCTGAAGGTCAGCGTTAAGTGCTGTTGCATCTGGAACTAAGTAACCTACATCACCTTCTTCACCTAAGTAAATTCTAGTGCCAGGTTCAAAGTCGAAGTCTTCTACGTCACCTCTGATCTTCATAACTGGATAGGCAATCTGATCGAATACGTCAGCCTTTAGATTTTCTAGGTGGTCAATTCGATACTGCATACCTACAAGATTATCTAACGGACCCATAGCGTAGAGGTTGTCAGGTCTAGGTCTCCATCCTGCGTGAAATACAGGAGCATGTCCTAACCATGATGGGTTCTCTTCGTTAGTTAATATATAGGCTCTATCAACTACTGTAATTATTCTATCTACTTGTAGTTCATCATTTTGATAGTCGTAGATGTCACCATAGAATGTAAGTATTTCTACGTAGTCAGATTCATAGTAGTGCTGAATAGATGAGAAACCATCGGCGATATAACCATCAGCTTTGTTGAAGGTAGCATCTGAACCTCGTACTGCGGCTCTAGCATGAAGCATCTTATCTAGAATGACCTGCATGTTTTCCTTAGCTGGATCATCCTTAATCATTCGTTTGATTTCACCTAAGGTTTTAATTGACTTGATGATCTTAGGTGTCTTAAGAAAGTCAGAAGCTGCAGGATTAAAGCAAATGTCAAACGGAGATATACGAACTAACTTAGGTCCAACGTACTGAGATATGTAGTCACCGTCTTCTTTAATCTTGTAGCGGTCTTCCCATTGTACTGTAGCAAAGCAGTTACCGTATTGAATGTAGTCATAGATCAAGTCAGAAGCTGTATTAACAAAGTCAGACTGCTTTACTTTATTTTCCATGTACGCTTGAATTGTATCTCTTTTGGACTTTACATTTGAGTCCATAGATGTAGCTTCAAACCTCATCCACTTCTGTTGGGGAAACAAAGAAGCAAAGTAATTAGCATGAAGATTATCCATAAGCTGCGTGAGCTTAGGCGTGGTTGTAGTGTTCGACCAAGGAAGCATAGCATTGCCAGTGGTCTTGGTATCGGTGGCATAAAGATAGTTTCTGAGTTCTTTCCACTCTTCGATCTTTGTATTACGAAGGGTGTCCCACTCACGCCACCTGTTAGCAATCTCAACTGCTAAGACCTCCGGCTCTACTATTTGTTCGATGTCTAAAGTTTCACCAGCCATACTTAAGCTGCTCCTCTGAACCTGTTATTAGCCCAAACTATATTACTTCTGTTCTTCCTGTTTAGGCTAGTTGACGGTTTGATAGCCATGTCAATACAAGAAGCTAGTGCATCGATTACGTCATCATGAGGTGGGTTTCTACTGGATAGCTCTTCTTCTAGAACCTGTGTGTTACCACCTTTGTAATGCCAAATCTGTAGGTTATCATATCTAGGCTCAAGCACAGATGAGATACGCTCTTGCTTGCTACCATGTGATTTATTAGGTCTGAACTCATCAATGCTAAGAGCTAGACCATGTTCCTTAATCATGTCTTTTAGTTGTTTAACAATAGCTGACTGAGCTACAGTAACCTCAGCTCTTATCTTACGGAATGACCACTTAGCATGAAGATTAAGTATATGCTCAAAGTAATCAGATATTCTGTCAGTTCTGAACCTATCAATGTCAATTACATATATGTTATTCTCTGCGTCAATCCCTGCAACTACAATAGCTGTATAGTCTGCCTTTCTACTTAAACTAAAAGCGAAGTCAACTGCTGCAAATACATTGATTCTTTTGTCCTTATAATACCAGTAACCATTATCTCTTGTCAAGAACTTTCTTTCAAAATACTGAAATTTCTCACGTCTTACAGGTACATTATCTGGGTCAGTAGGATCATTGTAGTATTGAGCTTTGAATTGACTCTTGTCTAGATACTGTCCTCGTTTCTTAGCTAGTACCTGGCGATCAAAACCAAACCACTTTCCATCTTTACGTTGTTGCTTAGGCCAAAGAAACTCACCATTGCCTTCGCCACTATCTTCAACTGCTCTTTCATATATCTCATAGATTGCTATTGAACCGTCTACATCTCCGTTATCGTCGTATGTATCCTCTTGCATTTGCATAAGATCATTGTATAGATCCTTAGGATGATACCGAGTACCGACGACCCATTCTCTTGAGTTGGCCCCTTCTATGGATGACAACAGAGAATATTGACTTTTAACTCTGTCTCTACCTTCGTTTGTGTAGGCATTTTCATAGACAACAGTATCGTCAAGTACTGCGATATCACAGTGCAAACCAGTCAGACTTGTAGTTAATCCTCCTGTGAAGACAGATGGATCTCTAATGTTCTCCATTCGTCTGCTTGGATGATCTAAACAAATCTCAGATGTCGTCCAACGAGTCCTCTTACCTTCTTCTTTATGGACATGCTCAGGCCAATATCTCTGATAAGTATCAGATGTAAGGATACCCTTGATGAACGACAACTGTTTCTCAGCTAGGTTTGCTGTAGCTGAAATATATAAAACTCTAAGTGTAGGGTCTTTAGTTAATTCCCATGCAACTCTAAATGCAACTAACCTGGACTTACCGTGGTCACGAGGAAACAACAAAAGCTGATGAGACTTAGCATCTTGTCTTGTCCACCAACTTATGACTTCCTCATGGCAAATACCTAGCATCTGCTCAGGAGCAACCAACTTGATGAACACAGATAGATCAGCTTCAGCAGCTAACCTTACGTCATCTAACGATGGTTTCTTAGATTGCATTACTATTTGCCTTGTCCTCTGTATTTCTTAAACTTACGTTTGTCATGCTTGGACTTAGGTCTAGACAAAGGTGAGTTACCTATTGATGTCCTTTTCTTGACTGCTACAGGTCTCTCAGCTACGCCTATGTTTGTTTTAGCCATTGTATTCTATCTTAGCAAAAGGTTTAGTTCCGAATGGTACTGCTTCACATCTAGCGTTCCATCCTTTGATTTCATCAGTCTTCAGTCTATTGTCAAAGACTTTAGATACTAGCTCCTGTGGTGGACACTGGTCAACAACTAGAACTTCAACATTAACATTTCCTGTAGGTGACAACAAATAAGCAATGAACAGAAGTTTTATTATGACACTTTCCATTGTCTTACCCTTGTATAGGAGGATGCCTTCCGTTGTGCATATGAGCTAGTTTATCTACAGCAGCCCTAAGAGTATCTATGTCAGCTAGTATCTTAGCACTTTCTCTGTGACGTCTCTCCATTGTACTTGGGTCCATCATGCCACTTAGAATACTTACTCTTTGATGTTGAGTTTCCATCTTAGTTTCTAGTTGATCTAATCTTTTGTCTATCTGTCGTATTCTTTGTTCTATGTCCGAAAGAGTATCTTGTATTGCTTTGATCTGCATCTTCCCTACTGCAGCCGCTCCAGCTACACTAAAGAGAATGCCTCCTAATGTTACTAGGAGTTTAACATCAATAGCCCCTTCCATCTTTGACTAAGGTCATTCAGCAGCAGCAGAAGCTAAATGAGTAGCATACGCAGCCTTTACTTCGTCTGTGAACACTTGACCTGCAATAGCTGCTACGTCTGCATCTTCAGCAGTTAAGTCTGCGTCAGGCGTTAGCACATGACGATGGAATGTACGGCTTATCTCAGTACCGTCTTCAGCAATTACAGTAGCTGTACGAACCTGAACTACAGACCAGTCACCTCTGTTGATGACCTCGATCTTATCGTTAAGTGTTTCTTTAGTTAATGCCATTGTTTATCTCCTTTGGCTTATAGGACTGTCCA